GGCCCAGCGCGTTCAGCCGCGCGTTCTGCCCAGGACGCCGGCGCACGAACAGGACGCCGAGGGTTGCGAGCAGGCTTTGCGCTACGTCTCCGACAGCCAACGGTTCGACCATAAGCGTTCGCGCGTTTGGGATAACCTTCTGGTCGAAGGCATGGCCGGCTATCGCGTCGCCATCAAGCAGAACCGCAAGGGCGAGGTCGATGTCGTTGTCGATGTTGTCCCTTGGGATCGCATGTTCTTTGACCCGCACTCGTCGGCGCCTGATTTCTCCGATGCTGGCTATCTCGGCGTCGTTAAGTGGATGGATTACGATGAGGCCGTCGCGCAGTATCCGGACGGCGTCGAGGCGCTGGAAAGCACGCTCGCCTCTGTATCAAACAGCGATACATTCGACGACAAGCCGAAATATTCGCTCTGGGCTGACAAGAAACGCAAGCGCGTTCGCATCTGCCAGATTTGGGTGAAGAAGCACGACGAGTGGCAATTCGCCGAGTTCACGAAGGGCGGCATTCTGAAAGCTGGCCGCTCGCCGTATCAGACGGACAGCGGCGAGAGCGATTGTGAGTTGGTTTTCGGCTCTGCATACGTCAACCGCGAAAACGACCGCTACGGCCTCGTGCGCGAAATGATTGGCCCGCAGGATGAGATTAACAAGCGCCGTTCTAAGGCTCTGCATCTTCTCAATACAAATCAGGTTGTTGCAGAAGAAGGCGCTGTGCGCGATGTCGAGAAGGCCAGACGCGAAATGGCGCGGCCTGATGGATGGGTGACGATTTCCCCAGGCTACACCGACAAGGTGAAGATCGAAACGCGCCTCGACCTGGCGACGGGCCATTTGCAAATGCTGCAAGAGGCCAAGAACGAAATCGACCTTATGGCCGGCAATATCGGCTTGCAGGGCGGTCACACGCAGAGCAAAGACGCAGCGAGCGGCAAGGCTATTCTGGCGTCGCAGCAGAGCGCGATGATGGAGGTCGCGCCTCTTATGGACGCTCTGCGCGATATGGATTTGCGCGTCTTCCGCGCGGTGTGGAACCGCATCCGGCAGTTCTGGCGTGAACAGAAATGGGTCCGCGTTACCGACGACGAGAAGAATATTAAGTGGGTTGGCCTAAACGTGGACCCGATGCAAGTGCAAATGCTGGCGATGAATAACCCAGAGGCCGCGCAGAAGGTCGCCGGCTCTGTCGCCAACCTGGCCGAGATGGACTGCGACATCATCATTGATGATGCGCCGGACGGCATTACCTCGCAAATGGAGCAGTTCCAGGCGCTAGTGTCGTTGAAACAGTTCGACGCCAATGGCGAAATCCCCATGAAGGCGCTTATCGCCGCCATGCCGAACCTGCACAACAAAGAACAGGTTATGGCGCAGATGGAAGCTGGAAAGCAGCCGGAAGACCCGCAGCAGGCGATGTTGCAGCAGACGCAGATCCAGATGGAAATGCAAAACGCGCAGTTCAAGATTCAGGAGCAGGCGGCCAAGGCCGAGAAGACCGCCGCCGAGGCGCAGAAGGTCAAAGTCGAAACCGCTCTACTGCCGCAAAAGATGATGGCCGACATTTACGCGCCCATTCACGCACAGCAGACGCAGACGGACGACAACGAACGCCAGCGCCAGCACGAAGCCGGTATGTCAGAGCGGCAGAGGCAGCATGAAGATTATTCGGGCGAGCGCGACCGCCAGGCGCAATTCGAACAAAGCGAGCGCGACAAAGAGTTTGCGCGTGAAAATAGCGCCCGCGATCAAGAACACGACGCGCGCATGGCGCAGCAACAAGCGCAAATGAGGCAGCCAGCCCGTTAAGCGCAAGTCCCGTCGCCGGGGTTACGGGCGGTTCGGGTTGTTCCCGTAAAAAACAGTCGTCGCCGGACAGCGGGCGTCATCGTCGCCTCGACGTAAACAGGAAAAGCCAAAATGAGTGGTCTCGAAGAGATACTCGACGGCGGCAATGCGCCCGCAGTCGAGAAGGAAGAATTGCAACCTGAAAGTCAGGCGGCCCCGGAACAGCACGAAGAAGGCGAACAGCCGGAAGCGGGCGGCGACGGACAGCCGATGGCCCCTGTAACCGCGCTTACAGCAGAGCGTCGGAAATACAAGGAAAATCTTGCAGCAGTTGAGCGCAAGCTAGAACAGCAAAACGCCCAGATGCAGCAGTTGCAGCAGATCATGCTTGCCCAACGGCAGGCGGAACTGACGGCGACACAGCAAAAGCAAGAGCCAGAACCGGATTTTTGGGAAGACCCGGCGGGGTTTGTCCAGAGACGTGAAGAGCGGTTGCGCCAGGAGTTCGCCAAGCAGCGAATTGCCGAGCGTGACCAACAGTCGCGCTACATGGCCGAACAGGCGCACGGGAAAGAGGTTGTCGCAGAGGCGCTTAACGCCATCGGCGGTTTGCAGAAGCAAAACCCGCAGGCGGCTAACGCACTTTTGCAGCATTTCAACAATTCTCCGCATCCCTACGGGACGATGCTCGAATGGCATCAGCGGGCGCGGGCGATGGCCGAAATCGGCACAGACCCGAACGCTTACCGCGAAAAACTCAAAGCCGAGTTGATGGCCGAATTGCAACAGCAGCAACCGTCGCAGGGCCAAGGTCAGGCGATGGATAACATGCCGAGCAATTTCACAGGCGGTCGAAACGTCGGCGCTCGCAGCGGCCCCGAATACGGCGGGCCGCAATCCCTCACGGATATCTTCGGCCGCCGGTAAGGCGGCTTTTTTATTAGGAGCCTGAACAATGGCTTTCCCTGAAACCCAGAATAGCCGCGCTGTAAAGGGGCTTACGCCTACACAGTGGGATGACGACTTCTTCCGCGAATACCTCACCGAGAACCGTTTCTCGGAGAGCATGGGTACGAACGAAACCTCGATCATTCAGGTTCGTGAAGACCTGTCGAAGAAGAAGGGCGACCGTCTTGTGTTTGCTCTGGTCAACCGTCTGAAAAAGGCGGCCGTGACCGGCTCGAACGTGATGATGGGCAACGAGGAAGACCTCTATTCCCGTTCGCACTACATCCTGGTCGACAAATACCGTAACGCCGTGCGCGTCCCGGAAATTGAAGAGCAGTATTCGGCCATCGGCCTGCGTGACGCGGCTCGCGCCGTGTTGCAGGACTGGTCGAAGAAGCACACGGAAGAGTTCATCATCAAGTCGATTTCTTCGATTAATGGTGTTCAGATCACCGCCGCTTCGGCTGCGGCCTCAACCGAATGGATGACCAACAATGCTGACCGCATCCTGTTTGGCGCTGCTCGCTCTAACGCTTCGTCCAATGTCCTCGCGACTGCGGCCGGCACTCTCGACACGACGAACGACCTTCTGACGGCTCGCGCCGTTAGCAACATGAAGCGCATCGCTGAAACGGTTGCTGACCCGCTTATCCGCCCGATCCGTTCTGTCGCGAACAAGGGCCGCCGCTATTACATCCTCTACGCTCACCCGGCCGCCTTCAATGATTTGAAGAACGACCCGGCGATTGTCGAGGCGCAGCGCGAAACCATTCAGACGATGGAAAACGAGCGCCTGTTTGAAGGCGGCGACCTCCTTTGGGATGGCGTCATCATCAAGCAGATTGAGCAGGCGAACAGCATTTGGAATTTCGGCAAGGTTGGCGCTGCTGGCGCGAACGTGGCCGGCGCGTTCCTGTGCGGCGCCCAGGCTCTTGGCGTTGCTTATGCTCGCCGCTGGAAGACGACCACGGAAGACTTCGACTACGGCGACAAGAAGGGCGTCGAGGTTTCGTCTATCTATGGCGTTGACAAGCTGGTTTTCGGTTCGGACGCGATTGCTTCCGACCGCGACGACCGCAAGAAGCTGAAAGACAACGGCATGGTGTCGGGCTTCTTCGCCACGACCGAGTTCTAATCACAAGGGCGGGGGCTTCGGCTCCCGCCTTTCTCATTGGGGGCTAGAATGCCGGCATTTATCTACACCTACGAAAACGGCCCAGAGGTCGTGAATATGTGGGGAACGGAATTTAACAAGACGACGCCGACGGAAGCGCCGGAGAACCGCGTCGAGGATTTGCGGATTCACCCGCATTTCGAAGAGGTCGTTGCGGCTGTGCCGACGGTCGCCACCAGGACGGCGACGACGACCAAGAAAAAGGTCTAAGCAATGAAGACGGCCAACGAGGTCTATGCGAAGGCGTTGAGTTTCCTGGGCGCTTATGGCGCGGGGCAGACTCCGTCGGCGGAAGACATGGCCGTGGCAGACGCCGCCTTTCGCCCGCTAATGGACGAACTGGCGTCGTTGCAGCTTTGCTTCATTCCCTATGACCCTGACGAGAACGATGTCCCGTGTGTGCAGGACGAGTTCTTTGTCACCATCGCCAAAATCCTGGCGAATGAGATTGCGCCGGAGTTCGGACAGCCGAGCGACGAGGGCGGCCGGCAGATATTAGAGCGCCGCCTGCGGTTGCTCACCTCGACCGGATCTTATGGCCAGGTTCAACAGGCTGAATATTTCTAATGGCGGCCGTTGAAATACCTTTCCCGAAATCCTCGCAGCCAGGCCAAGAGGCCGGCGAGGGCTACGGCAGACTGCTTAACGCTTGGTGCGACGTTGACGCCGGGACGCTGACATGGCGCCCGGTTCCCGGCTCCAAGATGTTCGTCGAACTGGAAAAGGACACGCATCGCGGCATGATTGTCGTCGATGGCGTTCTCCGCACCTTGCAGGACGACCGTTTCTACAACGTCACCCGCACCGGCTCGATTGACCGGGTTATCGGCAGCATTGGCGGCGACGGCCCGATTACGTTGGCGCAGAACAACGCCAAGCCGATCAGGGGTATTGTCGGGGTTTCGACGGCTGGCGCGTTCTCAGTCACGGCCACGGCGGTCTTTGACCTCGACACAAGCAACCTGCCGGCACCCAACAGCGTTTGCTCGCTAGACGGATATTTTCTTTATACCTGCGCCGACGGCCGGGTATTTGCGTCTGACCTGAACACGCCGAACATTAACGCGCTTTCCTTCACGGCGGCGAATGCCGACCCCGATGGCCTTGTTCGCGGCACGTCGCATGGCGGGCAGTTCTTCGCCTGGGGCCAGACCTCGACCGAGGTTTACCAGAACGTCGGAACGCAGCCGTTCCCGCTTCAACGGGTGACGGTCATTCCTGTTGGCTTGATTGGCCCCTGGGCGATTGCCGGCTTTGAAGAGGGCTTCAACGGCGACCAGGTATTTGTCGCATCCGACGGCACTGTGCGCCGGATGAACGGCTATGACCCTGTGCGCGTCTCAACCCGCGATGTCGAGCGGGCGATTAATTCGGTCAAGGTAAAATCGCAGATACAGGCCACGGCCTATGTCTTCGACGGCAATCAGATTATCTCGTTTTCCGTACCCGGCGGAACATGGGAATACAACCTCCGCACCGGCTTCTGGCATGAGCGCCGGACGCAAGAGCAAAAGCGGTGGTTTGGCTGCAATGCTGTGCTGTTTAACGAGCGTTGGGTTGTCGCCCGCTACGACAACAGCCACCTCGTTTATATCGACAGCCGAGAATACAAGGACGATTTGACCGACATTTCGATGTTGGTTGAAAGCGCGCCATTGAAAGATTTTCCGATGCGTTCGGTCGTGTCGGCCGCGTTCTTTGACTGGACAGTCGGGCAGGGGTCACTCTCTGGCGAGATTATCCAGGTTGAGCCGACGGTCGCCGTCTCCTGGTCGCGCGATGGCGGCGAGATATTCGGCAACGAAATTCTCTGCCGGCTCGGCACGGAAGGCGAATATTCGAAGACTGTTCGGGTCAACCGCCTTGGCATGGCGAGCCAGCACGGGATGCGGATTCGCTTGATGACCAGTTCGCCGGTTCACCGCGTCCTGCGCGGCGGCAAGGTTGAGTTTACAGCGAGAGGGCCGGCCTAATGCCTCTCAATCAAAACCCTCCACCGCCGCCGCCACCGAATGTCGCCCGCGTTGACGCGCAGGGCAGGCCGACAAAGGCCGTCGTGGAATACGAAACGGCGCTGACTGAATACCTGAAACTGCTGTCAGCAGCGGTTCGAAAGGCTTAACGCATGTCGAATGACGCAATCTTTTATTTGATGGCGATGCAGCAAATGCAGCAAGCCACGGATAAGGCGAATGCGCGCCTGGACAAGTCCGAAGGCAAGTCGCAGGGCGTTCTCGACAAGGGTTACAACACCTCCGTTGACTCGCTCGCCAAATACCTTGGCATGTCCACGGACTCGCTGTTGAACGGCGTCAAGGAAGCCAGCGGCTATTATAAGGACGCGCTTAACCAGTCTGGCGAAGCTATCAATACGGGTTTCGACAACGCCTTTAATTATTTGAACAAGGGAACGAGCGAGGCGGCCGGGTCGCTGAATTTTGGCGCCGACACGGCTCTGAATGAATTGCAGTCGGGTTTCGCCGGCGCGAAAGACAGCCTTGGCATTGGCTACAATACGGCGACGGGCTATCTCAAAAACGGCCTCGCCACATCGTCTAGCGCCATTGATAGCGCCTCGGCCGAGGCATTAAAGGCGCTTGGCGGTAGTCGGGACAGTTCAATCGCCGCGCTGCAATCTGGCTACGGCGACACGCTCAATTTCCTTGACCAAGGGCTCGCGTCGTCAACCGGCGCCTTGCAGAGCAATTACGATGTCGCCCGCAATGACCTGACATCGGGTTACAACACGGCGCGCGGCGACCTCGAAAAAGGCATCGCCGGTTATCAGAACTGGTATGACCAGGGCGTCAACGCCTCAAACATGGTCAACAACGCGCTCGGCCTGAATGGCGCCGGCGGCAACACAGACGCGCGGTCGGCTTTCCAGGCTGGCCCCGGTTATCAGTGGATGCTCGAACAGGGAACCGACGCGCTCGCCCGCAAGGCGAATGCGATGGGGATGCTGACGAGCGGCAACACCGCGCAGGCTGTACAGAAATACGGCTCCGACCTGGCCAACCAGGAATGGGGAAGCTGGCTGAACAATGTGAAGGGCGTTTCGGCGCAGGGTCAGGCGGCGGCCAATAGTATGATGGCCGGCCGGACGGCGCAGGCTAATCTCGCCAACCAATACGGCCAGAACACCGCGAGCCTTGCGACCGACCTCGGCAAAGGTCTGGCGGGCCTTTACGACACCGACGCCGGACGCAGGGCGCAGGCCGCCACGGGCCTGTCAACGAACATCTCGAATGTTTATGGCCAGTATGGTCAGGACAGCGCCAATGTTCTCACGAACAAGGGCAATCAGCTTGCCGACCTGAACAAGACGTTTTCGCTCTCCGGCTCGCAGCTTGCATCCGACTACGGCGGCAATCTCGCCAACCTTTACACCGGCCTCGGCACGAACCGCGCCAATATCCAGAGCAATCTCGGAAACAACCTTGCGGCGCTATACGGCGAGCAGGGCAAGGCGCAGGCGAACCTTGCATCGACCAAGGGCGCGAACCTCGCCAACCTTTACACTGATTATGGTTCGTCAATGGCCGACCTGAAAACCGGCCTCGGCTCCGGCCTTGCCGGGATCTATCAAGCGCACGGCGGCAACCTCGCCGGTCTTGCGACGGGTTACGGTCAGGATCAGGCGAGCCTCTATACGACTATCGCCAGCGGCCAGGCGCAGAACGACATGTTCGCCGGAAAATACATGGCCGATGCGTGGATGGGTTACGGCAAGCAACTTGCAGCCCAGGAAGACGCCGGCAAAAACCGCAAGCAAGCGATGATTGGCGGCCTGATTAACGCCGGCTCCGGCCTGCTTGGCGGCCTCTTTAAGTAGGAACAGATATGGCCCTGCAACTCGGACAGTATCAGCTTCCCGGCGCTATATCGGCGGAATTGGTCAAGCCATTCCTCGACTATAAGACCGACGGCGCAATGGCGATGGCCAACGCGCTCGGCAATGCAGGCAACAATCTTGGCAACGCCGTCGGCGGCATGATGCAGCGCAACCGCGAGGAAGAGAAAGCGCAAAGCCTCGCCGGTCTTGGCGGTATGCTTTCAAATGGCGATTTTGCTGGCGCGGCGAATGCAGCGGCGCAGGCTGGAAATCCCGAACTCGCGATGAAACTCGGCTTGGCCGGGTATGAGCATAAGCAGCAGTCCGACAGCCTCGCGGCGTTGGGCGGTATGCTTGGCGACAGCGGCGGCGGCGGGCTTGGTTTTGGCGGCGCGGCTGGCTCGACCTCCCCGGAACAGAAATCATCGACAGGCGGCCCTTCTGCCCCTCCTGGCGGCAACGCTTCCTATGCCTACAAGAAATTGCAGGAAATGGGCTATTCGCCCGTCGCAGCGGCCGGCATTGTCGGCAACCTTGTGCAAGAGAGCGGTGTGCGTCCTGTTGGCGCTTCTGGCGATGGCGGCACGGCTCACGGCCTCGCGCAATGGCGCGGCGACCGCTGGACGGGCTTGCAGAATTTCGCCCGTCAGAACGGCCTCGACCCGAACAGCATGGACGCGCAGTTGGGCTGGCTCGACCGTGAATTGAAGACGGGCTATCGCGGCGCCTATGACCGGATTATGGGCGCGAAGAATCCGGCCGAAGCAGCCGGCGCGTTCGGCCTTCTCTATGAACGCCCGAAAGGCGCCGAAACCGGCGTCGCCGCCAATATCGACGGCTACGGCAACCGCGTTCGTCAGGCGATGGCGTTGTTTGGCTCTGGCGCGGCGCATGAAGCTGGCCCGCAGTCTCCGGCTCCGTCAATGGCGGCGGCTGGCGCGGCGCCTATGGGCGCGCAGGCGAACAGCGGCGAGGTCAACGGCCTCATGAAGCAATGGGATCAGATTAACCGCGCGATGATGTCGCCCGCGTTCGCCAATGCCGGCGAGGCGGGCCAGAATGCGCTGAAACAGCGCGCGGAAATGATTAAGACCCGCCTGGGTATGCTTGGCAAAACGGAAGGCTTGCCGGCTGATTACCGCGAATATCAGCTTGCGAGCAGCGACCCGAATTTTGCGAAATATATGCAGGACAAGCGCGGCGCTTCGGCGCAGGGCGAAGGCGCCAAGATTACCGAGGTCGCCAACGCGCGCCGCCAACTTATCATCGACCAGGGCGGCAACCCTGACGATCCGCAGAGCAAGCAGTTTATTCTTTCCGGCAAGTTCCCGCGCGAAGACCAGTCGCCGCTGACCGCGACCGACAAGAAAGCAATTCTGGAAGCCGACGAACTGGTTTCTGCAAATAAGAGCGCCCTAGAGGCGCTGAACTACGCCAAGACGCTTTCGAAGAAGGCGATGGGCTTCCCTGGCGCCGGCGTCATTTCGAAAGCCGGCTCAATGGTCGGCAACGAAGCGTCAATCGCGACGCAGGAACTCGATAACACTGTCATGGGCAACGCCCTGGCGCAGCTTAAAGCGACATTTGGCGGGGCTCCGTCAGACGCCGAACACAAGCTGTTAGTCGAACTGCAAGGATCGTCGAGCCAGCCGGACGCTGTGCGCCAGAAGATATTCGACCGCGCAATCCAAATGGCGACGCACAAGCTGGAATTTAACCAGGGCCGCGCCGACGAACTGCGTGGCGGCACCTATTACGGCCCGAACAATGGCAAGCCGCAGCAGGCGGCGCCGCAGGCTCACCCGATGGAAGGCCGCACGGCGACCAACCCGCAGACCGGCGAGCGCATGATTTTCCGTAACGGGAATTGGGCGAAATACTAATGAACCTACCGCCCGGCTTCGTCCTAGACGATGA